TCAGTTGCTTTTCACTCCTGCGAAATAAAGATCAGGCCTCCACCTTCTAAAGCCGTGGAGGCTCTTCAAACGAAGGTGTGATACAACCAGTACCCTGACATACTGGAGGCGTGCTAATGCACTACCGGAAAGACGGTGCTATACTCCCTATTTACAAAGCGAGGGGATTTGGCAACAAGGTTAGAGGGGGCGATCCTTGAAACCAAAACAGAGCAAAATCCTCACCAACAGATGAATACCTGTCCACCAGCATAGCGCTGGCGGTGGTGGATGTGACTAGCTCAAGAAGATGTTTCCCCAGATAAGGAGAATAAGCCTCCTCTATAGATCCCTCGCACCGTGCCGTGGCAAAGCGCGTGTTAATCTGAAAAGGGTGCTCAACCTCCAAATAAGGCTGAAATTTGGGATTTGTTGTTACGCCACCCGAAACCATAGGCACCCGTGCCAAGTTGCCCCTAGCAAAAACACTGGGGGTGGCTGTAGCGGCTGGCAGTAAAAATGACGAATAACCACGATCCACCACTGTGGACCTGTCAACTGACATACGATCTACTGGCCCGCTAGATGCCACATGGTACTTCGACCGGACAGATCCGCGAACTGCAACAAATGCTGGCCTAATATAATTAAGCATACACTGGTGCACGTAATTAAATGGCGCGCCAGTGCTAGTGTAAGTCACAGCTGCAGAATCGTACCCGGGCGAAGGCGGATAATCAGGAATTGATGCCTGAATCACCGTCTGAGAAGTGGTGCCAAGAGTCTCAAATTTAAAACTCTCAACCAACGTAGCTCGCTTCAGCAATTGGCGAAGACTAAAAATCCTCTCGCCAAAATACACCAAAGCGGACTCTGGAACCACACTCTCCTTACCAATGGCAACATCGGCGCCAGATTCGCCGGTACCGGGATCGTTGACGTCGTCGGTGTCAAACTCCTCCCCAGCCTGTTCCGCCAACGCGGAAACAGACGACACGTAAGGTATCGAAATGGGATATGCAACTTCAAAGTCCTCAAAGCTCACAAAAACATTCACAGAAATATCATTATTCACTAAGGAATTCGGAGTTGCCAAAGTGTTGACAACATACACTGAAAACACTCCATTGGCTTTTCCACTCGAAGTGGTAAAAGTGGCCAACGAACTAAAGTCATCAGCTCCCTCCGACAAAGTTGAGCACTCCAGGAAATGGCGCCCCTGCGCCCACCCCAAAGTGAAAGTGAAATCAGAATCATTGGATATATCTACTATAGTATTGTACTGTATGTTGGACTCTACGACTGACGTAGCTGCATAGGGATCATACACAATGCGCAATCTGCCCCGGTGATGGGCAGATGCGACAATTTGCATACGAACACGCATGTCACCACGCCAGTATTTAAAAGGAATAGCGGCAAAAGCTGCCGCGGGAACGTAGTATACACCAGAAACTTCGCGGCATAGCATAGGCGATACACGCGCTGAAAACAAAGCTGTGTCGGGACCAGCAGACACTGGCCAGGGAAAGGTGGTCAAATAAGACTCCCTACTCGCTAGCTCAGAAATCTGCAATTCGTCTGGCAAATCAACACCAATTATCCTGGGATCAACCGTCAACTCCTGTTTAGAATCAACGGTCAACTTAGCAGAATAATCAGCCGCATCAGCCGGAGCCAACCTCGTCACAAACGTTGGCTTCTGCTCTACCATATTTGCCAAATTTGCTGGGCGAGACCAGCCTGCCAGCGAAGCCACCCTGCTAACTGCGTTAGCAGCCATTTGGGTAGCCCTAGCATAAGGCCTAATGGCTGAAATCTTAGCTAATTGCCCTGCAGTAGAAGCCACTGCACTGGCAACGCTAGACACGGGACCCGCATCCTCATACTCGTCCCCAGCCTGCTCCACAAGTTCTGATGAATTATTAGCAGTAGGACATGCCAGCTCCACCTCAGTGGCCCATGCATAAACGGTGATCTCCAAAGGGGAGGTACCACCATTAGCATGTTTCAAAGGGTTAACCTGGCGCACAAATATCTGACCCAAAGAATCCCACTGCCCCGTGATTGGGGAAATGGAATCTTCAAACCAAACAAAAGGCAAATCCATCTGCTGTGGACAAGGGCACGATGGATCAATAAAGACCTTCATGCGTTGTGAAGCCTGAACTATATTACTGGTTTCAAACGTATTAACACTAGACGTGTAATCGTAATTATCCAGTGGGTTATAGTCAGCCATCAAACGTCCGTAATAGAACCCATTGCCATTTATGATGAAACGAACATGCAAATTAGCTCGCATTCGAGCATAGTTATTAATCCTATTCACCACACGTTTATTACTAAAGAACAAATTCCAAGGGTTGAACGACATTGAGAAAATAGTGACCTGCCCAGGGGTCCAAGTGTCGGTTGTGATGACCAACGGCCGAGCGAAGAACTCAGCCAATGATGCATCAGCCGGCGCAAAAACGCTGTCCCTAGTTGTGTCGCTACTAGCGGGGTAACCAACAGACACCCCACCCTCATTGTCTCGAAAAGTAGTTGTCTCATGAAGAGATTTTGAAGGTATGAGATCCTTCTGAACTGTTGATAGATAATTAGTCGGAATGCACTATAAGTCAAAAGGATCGCATCAAACCACAAATGACTGTGAACTATGTTGGTGGTGGTACACCTCCCCTAAACAGGGGTAACCCACGAGGGGGTTCCACTACACACGAAGCAGCAAATACTCTCTATAGTTCAAATAGAATACGTGCAGTAATCATACATGCGCACGGAATTTCACGGGCCGTCTCCGACAGGCCACCGGTATCGCTCCGGATTAGGGTTTTACGCCCCCTGTGGCGAACTCTCTCACTCCGTCGGCCCAACAACGCGAACTGTGCGCACGAAGCCCAAACTCTGACCAACCTGACCCGAGTGGCGATTGCGCCATGCACACACTGCTGCCTCATAAGACACATCAGCCGGCAAATAGCTGCGCGCTCCAAACTCGTCCAGCATCCGCACTAGCCCAACAATGTACTTGTCATACACTGAGCGGCCATGCAAGACCAACTCCCGAATAATGCCCTCAGCCAAAACAGCCAAGTGAGACTGTGGTGACAAGTCCATCTTCTTCTTCCAGTAGAACAGGCTCTTGAAGATTGATGTGACCTCCAATGGACCCACCACAGCTGCCAGGTCGTCATGGTAAACAAACCCCCTCTTCAAAAAGGAAGCCTGACTCCATGGTGTCAAAGGACGCGTGATTGGTCCCTTGTCCGCCGCCGTGATGACCTTACCAATGGATGAAAAATACTCACCCATGGCCACCTGGTTGAACCAGCTCACAATCTCAGGAACCGGGCTCAGGGAAAAATCGTCCCCATAGAAACCGGCCCTCACATAGTCTGAGAACAACTCCCTGTCCACTGACAAACTCAAACCACTGGGAATTTGTATGCCACCCAAAGCTTGCCCCTCATATGGACAGACAAAATCTCCCAGCCGACCGCACATCCTTGTCCGCACACTCTCCGGCATGGTGGCGTAGAAGAAAGACCTCACTCGCAGCCCATTAACAATGTTATTGATAAACACTGTTAAAGCGTTGCCTGACGGGTTTGTTCCAACAACCATGGCAACATCCCCGCGTGTCACAGCTATGTGGCTGGCAATCTCTGCTGCTATCACCCACATAATATATATGTGATCGGCGCTGTACTTGCCACTCATGTCAACCAACTAGACCAAGATGGACAGCGCTGTCATTATCTCCTG